CGCTTGCCCTCTTTCACTTGGTCTTCAATGATTTTGGAGAAGACGATTGTCTTTCCGCAACCTGTTGGTAATACTAAGAGCGTGCGCTTGCGACCTTTAGCCCATTCAGCTTGAACAGCCTCCCGTGCTTCCTGTTGATAAGGTCTTAATTGCATCCCTTACCTCCTAGAATTGTCCAGCTTGGTATCCAGCTTGTCCTTGTGGTTGTTGCGCAAAATTCGGCTGCTGTGGTTGCTGGTATCTTGCTTGTGTAGTTTGTCCGGGTTGTTGATTTAACACTTTTGTATAGTCCACGTCTTCAGGGTAGAGCATGGATTTGACTTCATTGTAATTGTTGTTATTGTATTGTCGGGTTCCGACTTTACATACACCAGTTGCACCGATAATGGTATTCCAGTTCATGCGAAGTGGTTCGCCTTTTTTCTTTTGGCCGATGGCCGCAAAGAAAGCAGATAACATTCCTTCAGTCGAGGTGTGTAAGAATAGATTGTGGCGCAGTTCTGTTTCACCTTCGTTAGCTACAATCTTGATGCTGACGATAGCCTTATTACATGCTGGTAGTTTACCTGGATTTTGCGGATTTGGCGTGTGTCGTGTACGTTCCATGCCAACGACTGTAAAATAGTACAATCCGTCAGGCAGTAGGACGAAATCCGAGTCCTTTTCAATCGTGTCTTCCCAACCAATTTCGTGATCAAAGTTGTTGTATTGTTGTTGTGTCATGTTGATTTCTCCTTTAAGCTAAAATAGTAATTTTTTTGTTGCTAGCAAGTTCATTTTTTAAATAATTTGCGATGCTTTCGACGGCTTCTAATTTCCATTTACCACCATCTGCTTCAAAGAGCGCAAGATTTGCCAATTTGTTGATGCGGAAGACGAATTGACTTGCTGGTTGTTCCACTTCGTTGAAAGTACGATATGGTCGCAAGGTTACTGGATTTGGAGTCTTAGCTTGTGCTAAGCTTGCTACACCATCGCGAACCGTAGCCATTTGACTGATGCCATTGTCCTGTACTTCTGCACCTTTTTCGATTTTCAAATGGCTAGCAAAATCCAAAACCAAATTGCGATCTGCATCATTGATGAACATAGACTGCAGCATAATATTGAATTCTTCCTGGTCACGCCAATTACTAAAAGGAATAACTGGAACGGTTGCTTTTACAGATACGAGCTGAGGACGTTTGCCATTTTCAAAATCAACTTGATCATATACAGATACCTTTTGGAAACTGTCCACGACAACTACAAGTTTACGATCACTGATGAAATCGTTATCTGATTTGAGATAGTCAACTAGACTCTTGAGTGTCTGAAGCTCAAGGATAGGTGCGTACTTACGAGGATTAAGCTCCTGTAAGTCATATTCATTGCTGTCAAAATATTCCTTCCCTGTCTCTGAATGAATGATTTTCTTTTCTTTACCCGCTAGTTCGACTGCGTAAGATAATGCTTCTTTAATATTTTCTGTCATGGTTAGTTACCTGCTTTCTTTTGATTGTAATCAATGATATTTGTATTTTGTTGTTCGACTTTTTCGATGAGTTCGCCAGTGTCGGTTCTCATATCCCCATTATCGTCAAAGTAAGTCTGACCAGGGATACCACTTTTAAGCTCGTTTGCGTGAATTTTACCAGTGTCATCTCGACCGACGATGACAGTTGTTGCGACACCTTTCTGCGGTGCCAAAGTGGATTTGACTTCCATGCCTGTCTTAACGACTGTGCGCTCATCGTCTGTTGACATCGTCAGTGTGATTGTAACCTTACGGGTTGCTTTAGCTTCTGTATTGAGGTCCAGAATATTTTCAAGAACTTTTTCAAGTTCTTTGTCAACCTTTTCTTGTAAGGCTGTATTTGCGATTTTTGACAAATCGATTTTAATAGTTTTATCTTTCATAGATACTCCTTGTTATATCTTGCTATGATTTCTAATTCCCAGAATCTACACCGTGAAGGGCAGCTCAGGATCTGCTCGCACTTGATTTTGAATAACTTCCATAGTTGCCTGCCAATGTGCCACAATCATATCCCAATAATCAGGCGGGAAGTTTTCGATTGGTGTTCCTAGCGGGAAGTGACCGCGGATGTATGCGACTTTTTGAAGTTCTTCTTCTGTCACGTTACCTTGAGACATGAGGTCCGTCAAACTCTTTGGCAAGCTTGCATGATATTGCGCAGGTAATGTCGATGGCGTGCTAGGAGCTTTATTTTGAGGTTTTTCAGCGACCTGCGACATATCGAGAGGCAATTCTTCTTGAACTTGCTCAGAGGCTTGCTGAACAGCCTGCTGAGGTTCTGGAGCGACTGTCTGCGGTTGTGGTTGTTGTGTATGCACTTGCTGATTCGCAAAGATATGAGCGATTCCAGCATAGTTGAACGGCAGTTCATCTGGTAATCCGTGACGATTTTTAGCATCCCAAGCCGGTCGATGATTGGTATACATCACACGCTCACCGCCCTGCGCCTTCTTCTTGCCGTTATCAGTCGTCATGACCAAGGTCTTGTAATTGGCGAATAGAACCATGTCCGCCCACTCTTTTACTAGTGGAGCTGTTTTAGACCCTGTTTTTTGGCCAAGCTTCAACTCGTAACGGTCGTAAGACCCCATCTCATCTGGTTGCTCAAATTTCTTGATTTGAGCGTGCGCAGTCAGGACCACGTTGATACCCATATCAACCAAATCGGATAAACTGTTTAGGAAACGCCCCATTTCTTCTTGGACATAGGTGTAGCCTTTGCCCCAGCCAAAATCCTCAATCCCTTGCTTACCATGTTGCGAACAGATGTAATTAACTGCCAAAGCTTCCGCCCAGTCAATTGTGTCGATGACGAGTGTCCCGCATTCTGTAGGATTCGCTTTGATAAAAGCAATCTCATTTACTAACATGGTCCAGCTGGTCGGCTTGTCTAATCTAGCCACATCCATGTTATCTGTCGAACCTTCCGTGTCGATGAAGACTGCATTTGGAAATTCAGCAGCAAACGTGGACTTGCCAATTCCTTCGGGACCGTAGATAACTACCTTTTGAGCTCTCGCTCGTTTTCCTCTTGTAATTTGCATTTAGTTTTTCCTTTCTTCGATATTTGTATGGAGAGCAATTAGTTTCAAATGGTTTTTCACTAATCCACCAATAACTTCAACTTCATTTTTATAATCAGGTTCAACCCATTTAATTGCCTTATTAATTCGCTGAATAGCATCTGCCCAAGTAGTGGCATCTCTAGAAGCTAAAACAGCTACCTCTTTTGTAAGCTCTTTGATTTTTTGTATCATAAGAATTTGAATAGGGTCTTCCTTTGAGTCTTGAATTTCTTTTTCTATTCGTTGTTTTTCATATTCTGGTAGCATTATATCTCCTTTCTAAAATCCACCTTGCCATGTTTTGGGTGCTTGTGCTACCTCCGGCTTCACGCTATACCCGTCTTCAATCAGGATGCTACATTCATCTCCTGTTGATACCCGTGTCGCGATTGCTTGCAAGCCTTCTTGTTCGAGCCATGCGCCAAATTCTTGCAAAGTCAACTGATCCATTTGCTCCAGCTTATCGATTAGCACGAATCCACATTCTGGCTTCAATTTACGCACGATTGCAGTCGCTACCTGTAGTTGCTGACTACCAGACATGTTATCCCAGCGCTGGCCAAGATAGAGCAATTCGCCATCATCCACGGATAAGCCCGGCAATGGTAAGTCTGCGTTTGTGAGCAGATCCGTCTTCTGCTTACGGATATCATCAATCACATTATCAAGTTCCTTGTATTGCTCGCGATAACCCTTAGCATCTTCTTCGGCTTTATCCTTGTCCAGATTAGCACGTACTTTACGATTGATTTCGTCAATCTCTGCGATGTTCTTTTCGATTTCTTCAGTAGATTCATCTAGAAGGTCCATCGCATCGGTATTCGCGATAGCCATGTCTTGAGCTAACTGACTCTCTTTTTCTTTGGCATCGGCCAGCAATTGCTCCAATCGTTCAACCTCTGCAGCTGCCGAATCGTGTTGATTTTGGATAACTACCAAGTTCTGGCGCTTACGAGCATTCTCGCCATTCTTGGCAAGGATAGCTTGTTGTTGCTGGATAAGTTCAGCGATAGAGATTAACTCTTTTGGCGCATCTGGATAGTACGGTTGTTCTTTAGCGAACTTTTCTTTTTGGTCAGCAATCACACCGATTGCATGGCGCTCGTCGTACTTGGCTTTTTCCTGCATTTCCAGTTCAGCCAACTGTGGACCAACTCCGATAATCTGTAGAAGAGTCTTAGCTTTTTCTTTGCTAGTCTGCTCCATGAATTTTGGCAAATTGATAGCTAGTTCTTCCACGAAGCTATCCAGCAAGTTTTGTCCTGCTTTATTACCGCTTGGGTCAATCACTTTGAGAGTGCTGTTCTTTCCGCTACGCTCCACAATTAGACCGTTTGATAGCGTGATTTTTAGGCTAGGCGGTATCGTGCTGCCTTCGCGTTTTGCTTGGCTAGGCTTGTACTTATTGCCACCTAGTGCCCATGCAATCGCATCTAGTACGCTCGTTTTGCCTTGGTTGTTATTTCCGCCGACAATTGTCAGACCAGTCGCTGACGGCTCTAGCTTGACTGCTTTAACGCGCTTGACGTTTTCGATTTCCAATTTATTGATTGTTACCATTTTAAACTCCTTCTTCTACACCTTTTGCGAGTCCTACAGGCGGTTCTACATCATATGTAAATTGTTTGTCTGAATTTCTCAGGTTCATCCGTGCGACATTACTCGCTATTTGCTGACGCTCTTTTTGTTTCATTTCAGCGTGGTCATCCAGTTTATTTACTAGCGACCATAGTCCAATCCCTACGATTGTTGCCAAGTAAATGTATTCCATCATTTTGTATTTTCCTTTTCTTTATAGATTGCTACGATTTTCTCCAAGTCTGCGATTTCTTGATTCGCTTCTTGAAGTTTTTCTTGTGTTTCAATCAGTGATTGATTGAGGTCCAGAGCGACTTCTTTCCAGTCAAGGTTAGTTTCTTCGACCTCTTCCGAAAAGTAGTTTTTAATTCTTG